ACCTCCTTGAACTCACCGGGGGATATAGGTTCGTTATCACCAACCATCCTAAGTCCCTTGGCTTTAAAACCTCCCGGTAAATTAGCAAACTGTCCTGCATCTATAAGGGATCTCATTGCAGCAGTTGCACTCATAGTGAGATTACCAAGGAAGTGTATAAGTCCTAGTCCGTAGAAACCAAAGCCGGGTACAAATCTGTAGTGAACAAAGTGACTACGTTTTTCCATATTAGGATCATTCTGTTCATAGTTTCTACGAATACTTAGTACCTGTCTGCTTTGTTCTTCTACAGTTACGATATAAGGTAGAGATTGATCTTTACCTTCTATATCAAGGTAACAATGTTGTTCAAGTAAAATATATTGTGGATCTTTATCAGAGCTAGGGGATATACCTATAATTGTATCCATCTTTTCAGCAAAAGATGTTTGATTTATTTGGCTAGGATCTGGTAATTCAATATCTTTATATACACCAGAACGTACATCTCTTTCTAATTCTACAGGACTACGATAGATAACATGTGTATAACGATCTGCATTTCTTAGATCTGTAGCAAAGTAAGACACATAGAATTGATCTATAGGTATAAATTCTGATACTGGACGTTTAAGAGTAGAGTCATAGTATGTCTTTTTAAATGCTGATCCTATTAGGGGAAGATGGAACAGCATTCTTTCAAACTCATCAAAGTATTCTGGCATCTGCTCAGTTACTTGATAGTTCATAAAGTTCTGTACTCTATTAGCTTGCATCTCCTTCTCTGGAGTAGACTTACCAAGTATGTTTGTTTTTACAGGACCAGAACTAGGAAATAGTTCTCCTGAAGCTTTGGACTGAAACTTTACAGCAGACTCAATAAGAAGTGGGTGTACGGCTGTACAAGCTCCTTCAAAAGGTTCTGATCCCGGCTCAAGTTTAAGTCCTAGTAATTCAAATCCTCTTTCAAACATAGACTCCCATTCACCTCTTGAGTCTTTGTCTGCCTGATAGTTTTCTATAGTATCAATAGCTATATCAAATAATTTTTCTTCATCTAAAGTTTCTGATAAATCACCATACCATTCTTCTATCGCTTGAGAAGGTTCCATTGTAATATCTTCATTAGCAAAATCTACAATAACTCCACCATCATCTTCTACCTGAAAGGTAGCATTTATATCTGTTTCTTCGGCTGGAGGCATAGGAACTACATTAGATACTTCCTGTGGTATTTGCTCAAACGGATTTCTTTCTGTTGCCATATTAGGAACGTCCTTGTAAATTTAATCTTATTTTAGCTTCTTCTTCTGTGATACCTTGATTATTCATTAGTATTCTTATTCTAGTTTTATCTCCTTCAGTTAAAGAAGGTAAAGAAACTGTACTTTCTTTTGCTGCTTCTTTAGTTTCTTCTTCTACTTCTTTTAATTCTTTTTTAAACTTTTTAACACCCGGTACTTCTGGAGCTAATGATCCAACAGATAAACTGTCATCATATCCGGGTTCATTTTCAGGAGATATGACAGTAATAGATCCATCATCATGTACATGTACTGGTACTCCATTAATCTCTGCTGTACCTATAAGACCCATACCTTTAAATAGACTACCTAATCCGTAGGTTGCAAGAAAACCGGGTACGCCTTTACCTTTATTTTCTACAAAACTACCACCAAAAATATCTTTAGCAGCTTCTAGAGTTGCTTCTTTTTCAGCTTCTTCTTGATCTTTTTTAGGGGAGGTTTCGTTTACTCTATTGGCTTTAGCCGTTACCATAGCATTTCTAAATTTATTTTGTAAGTTATTTAGATTTTGTTCAAAAGCTACATCTTCTTTAGTGTAACCCGGTCTTCTAGCTAAATCTGCATCAGATCTAAATCTTTGAGCTGCTGAAGAAAGACCTAAAGTTTTACTGAATGAGTCAGGAAGAAGATTAGCAATAAATCTTTCAAGACCACTTACATCTTCATATTGTCCTAGTTCACTTGACTCAGGATCTGGACTTAAATAAGTTTGGGCAATATCTACACCTGCTACTTCAGATGGTCCCATTAATCCTACTCTTTCTTGTGGATCTGGTGCAAAAGCAAAGTCACCCATATAAGCTGCATCTGGTAAATCTGAGGATACACTTGGTGCATCTACTGTTTCACTTTCTGAAGGCCCATAGGAATAAGCATCATAATCATAGGTAGCTGCTGATCTATCATCTGTAAAATCATCTGTAAAAGTATCTCCTAATCCTACATCTGATGCAGTGTAATCATAATCAAAATCTCCACCATCAAACTTTTTTACGATGCCAGATAAGCCACCTCCATGTTTCAATGCATAATAACCAGACATATCTACACTATAGTCACCATATGGATCGTAGCTTTCCCAAGTTTCTTCTGTTTGATATTCTGGTGTATCCATATAAGATAAGTCAGGTGCAGGGGACCATAATTGTCCACTACCTTTGCTAGGCATTCCTTCACCCATAGATGTTCTTGCAGGTTCACCCATTTCTGCATCCTCTAATTCAAGTTCAGATGCTCTTTGTGCTGCTTGTGACATAGCCATTTGATCTGGACTAATTGGACCATATACCATACCTTGAGTAGTAGGTTGAGTAGTAGGTTTATCAGGTTGTTGAAAACCACCCATTAAAGTTGTAATCGCTCTTTGAAAAGCATTAGGAGAAGGTCTAGCACCTCTACCATACCTACCTGCATCTCTTGCTCTTTCAGCTTCTTCAGCCTCTCTGTCAGCAGCTTGTCGAGCTTCTCTTTCTTCTCTTTGTCGAGTAAAATCAGCCATGCTTTCTAATAAAGTACGTGTTGTCCTAGGTTTACCAAACATACCGGGTGTATAAGCTCTGCTAGGAGGAGATTGTAGCATATTACCACCAATTAAAAGATTAGGATCATATTCAGTTCTTGATTTCTCTACTTGATATGCAGGATCTGACGTTGGTACTGTAGATATTGTTCCTATCTCTGTACTTCTATTAGGATAAGCAAAACCAATAGGAGATTGTAGCATGTTAGCACCTGCTGGAGAAGGTCTAACTCCTCTACCATACCTACCTGCATCTCTTGCTTCAGCTTCTTTCTCTGCTTGCTCTCTTGTAATTTGTTCAGCTAAAGAAGCAGATCCTGTTGGTATTAGATTACTTTCTCTAGTAGGTTTTCTACCGGGAAGTGTTTGACCTAAAGGTGAAGGTCTAGCACCTCTACCAAGTCTACCAAATATCCCATAAGCTGAAGTTTCACCTCTAGTAGGTACATTATTTGTTTGTAATGCTTTTTCTATATCTTTTGTATTTATATCTCTACCCCAATCAGGAGCTATTCTATCTGTTGTCTGATCAAATCTAGGATCATATAATCCACGTTCATCAAAACCATCTATAGTATAGTAGTTACCATCACCACCTAAAAACATTTCTTGTAGACCCATATCTGTTTCCATTAATTTAGTAGGTCCACCAGATTGCCTATATACAACAGGCATTTCACGTAGAGATGCAAGTCCACCTCCTCGTCTAGGTAACTTTATTTTTGTTATTTCTATTTCAGGTGACATACCTATAGCATCTTTAGCTAGATTTTTTGCAAGTTTAAATGTATCAGACATAGAATTATTCCCCTTAGTTTTTCCCCGATCCGTAATCTATTATACCACAAAATTAACTATTTCACAAATTAAAATGTCCAATAGGTACTTTTTTCACTTCTAGGTTCATCTTCAAAGTCTGGATCATCGGGATGTGTTAAATGCCAAGACTCTTTCATATAGTGGACTGCCATTGTTAGAGCGTCCACTTGGTCATCATGAGCAGCATTGGGAAACCGTATAAGCTCCTCTACTAGGTCATCTGACCACTTCTTACCTTTGGGTATCCATAGACGACCTGCTTCCATAATAGGTGAAGCTGCGTAAACTCTGGATACCTTATCTCTATCTGGTGTGTACTCCATTACAGGTAGGCCACCTCTTCTCATATCCTGTATTAGGGATTGACCACTTGCTTTCTTTTCAATCATACATACATCTGGTCTGTGTTGATTATATAGTTTCTGTGCAAGTTTCCTTAGTTCGGGGTATTCAAACCTTCCCTTAATATTTCCCAGAAGTATTAGCTGTGGAGCAAATGTCTCTATACCATGCTCATCATGATCATATACATGGAATATGCCCCATGTCTGAATAACACTGTAGTCTGCTGTAGTTCTGGTAGAGAAAGCTGTATCATAGGTTTGTATTACAAAGTCACATGCAGGAGGTTCTGGTTCTTCCCAATACTGTATCCATTTCTTTTTTATTAGACCACCTTCTTCTGGTGTAGGATCTTGCATATAGAGAGAGTTCCAGTATCTAGCTCCATTACTAGCTTTGATTTCATTCTCATCTATTTGAAGTATATGATCTGGTTTCCACTCTGGAAAGTAACTACCACCTACAGGTAAGTCCAGAAGTTCGGCTGCTTCTTCATCTAGCCATGCAGGTATTTTAATTACCTCCCAAGGAGTTGTTTCGTATTCGGACATATCTTCTTGTTGCTTTAGCAGCCATCCACACAGATCATCGTAGTGATACCTTGTATTGATAATGACGATAGCACCATTTGGCATTATTCGGGTTCTTAAACCTGCTGGATACCACTCTTTTACATATCGTCTACCTGCTTCAGAGTAGGAATCTTCTTCAGACATGACATCATCTAGTATTGCTATATGCGCTCCTCGACCTGCTATCTGTGATCTAACACCAGCAGCATAATACATACCACCATGATTTGTCTTCCACTTACCAGCAGCCCTTACATCGCTTCTTAATTGGACACCTCTAAAGATTTTTTGAAACTCTTCTGTATTTACAATGTCTCTTACGGATCTACCAAAGTCAGATGATAGCTGATCACTGTGAGAGACAGTCAATATCTCATGTTCAGGGTTACGACCTATATACCATGCAGGGAAAAGCTTAGAACATATAACTGATTTAGAGGAACGTGGAGGAAGAAAGACCATAAGTCTCTTTATTTCTCCTTCTTCTAACTGCTTTAGCTTATTGGATATAACTTGTATATGCTTACCCATTCTAAAGTCAGACACAAGAGAAGGAGCCATCATCCTTACAAAGGTTAGAAAGTCTGATTTTGATTGTTGTTCTACTTTTTGTGAAAGAAGTCCTTTAAGGTTTATAAAAGACTCTAATAAATTCTCTTCTAAATTATTCATAATACTATTATACACTATAATATCTAATTATACAAGTACTAAAATAAAAATATATATAATTAAATTTATAATTACTAAAGTATAATGTAATTAGTACTTAAGTATCCCGACATTTGTAGGATTATGGACCCTGTTTTTTTGTCAATTTTCCTCCATTCCCTAATATATAGCATGACAAGGGGGTCGGCAGATTTTTTTAGGCGGGTTCTACAAAATTTTAATGTAGTTTAGACAGCCTATTTAACAGATACCTTGTGTACAATAGGGGGGGTAGTGGTGCCTATGCAAAAATCATGCCAGCTTTTCCCAGCTTTCCCGCTTATAACAAAATTGTGATAATTGTTACAGTATGTCACCCCTAGGTAAATCGTCCCATACTCTTGTATATGCTCTATATGGCGTTTTAAGCGTGCTGTGTGCGTATCTATAGTTTAGGGTAGTTTATACCGGTTTTACGCCTATTTGCGAATATAGGGGGATTTTTAAAAACGGGTAGTACTACCCAAAAATAATGATGGTTTTTATTGACTAATGACGATTGATTGTAGTAATCTCTATATGTCGGTAATTCAAGGCGTTGGTTATCGGAGACCATTGAACCCTAGGGGCAACAGCATTTAGATATTCGCTAGGGGGAGAAAACGGGTCACAATTAAATGCGTACATAAAATCAAATGGCTCAATAGGGTAATAATGTCCTATTGAGAATTCACACTGAAATTGAAAAGGTAATATTATGAAAAATTTTATTGAAGTAGAAACATTTGTTCGGGCTGGTTCTGAGTTCATCAACGGTGCTGTGAAGTATAAGAAAAAAGCGCAGGATGACCGGGACAAAATGAGCGAAAATACTTGCCTAGGTATGGCGGTAGTTTCTCTAGCACTTTATGCAATGACAGAAGAAGACGGCAAAAAGTGTCCCGTTTTTACCAATGATTTTTTGCCAGCACTTGTCGATAATTTAGGCAAGTCTGCTGAGTTCGGTAAAATTGCCAAGTCTTTTGCAAATAAAGTAAATGGCAAAACTAAACACCAGTTTACAGACTTGTTGCCATTATTTGAAAATTTTTCTGGTGATGAATTGAACGCAAAAACACTTGCGCCAATTGTCGAGAAATTTGGCACATTAGGCTTGAAGTCTTTTAATCATTTTAAAGATTTTTTGAATAATGATGTCGAAGTAATCGTTCCGGATGGTGTAAAAAAATGTTTTTCTAAAGCAATTGAGCAATCTTTTGTTTATGCACCGGATCAAGTCCAAGAAAAATTTACGGACATGCTGGAAAAATTGTGGAAGCTTGAAGAAAAAGCCGAAGCAAAAGCTGACAAAGCTTAAACCTCCCTAAACTACCCCTTATATCTTCGGATATAGGGGGTATTTTTTTGTCTTTTTTTTGGGTAGTACTGCCTAAAATTTTATGAGTATGAGTATGAGTATGAGTATAAGTCTGAGCCGGAGGCGGAGTAATTTTTTTGCAGGTATCGGATTGCTTGATCCCCCTCCAAATACATGCTATAGTAGTACATGAGTAAGAGACTATAACTAAATGGAGTTCGGGTAGTACTACCCAAAAATAAAATGACGAAAGCAAAACAAAATAGACTGAGAAGACTTTGGAAAAGAAAGTATGACTCCGAAAAATATTGGGCAAGAAATATGACCAGCTCAAATTGCGGAGTTCAAAAAAGACTCGTCACTACTGGTGAATCTTGTAAACTTATGAGCGAGGCTAAAAGTTTAAGAGTTTTTACCAATGGTGGTCGTGGATCTCAAGCACAATTTTTTGCGAGGACTAGGGGATAAACTGAAACAAAATTTGTAATACTCTGGTCAATGACCATTGTGGATAGGCGCATGAATACAGCAGTATTTGTGTGTCTTTTTTTTGGGTAGTACTACCCATTTATTTAGAGAAGGAGACTATGATTATGTGGACGTTCAAAACAAATAAGACTAATGGCTCTAAAAGATTAGACCATGAAGTATTAACTCCATCTGTAATTCGTAGACAAAAAATTACAAATGGAAAGTACAATGACCTAAGTGTATCTGGAAATTGTGCTAAGTTTGGTTCCTCTTATTTAGTATGGAAGGATAAATAATTATGAGACCGAGCCGATCAGAAGCGGAGAGCATCCTAGAAAATGAAGAAATCAGGCGACTGAGAAGAGTTGGCTGGACTTGGGTGGGTATATTTGCCGTGATGTTTGTTGTTTTAATAATCATAGAGGTGCAATAATGGAAAGCGATACAATCTTATTTGAACTAGAGGGTATATTAGAAAACTGCAAAGATGACTTAGAGTTTGACGAAAGTGTTAGGCCTTCAGTCACGGCACTAGAAAAGACCATTAAATTATTAGAAGATAATCCAGAACAAGCTGAATTAATTTGGCACACGTTCATGAATTTGCTAGATTGTGCATCAAGAGATGATGCCAACCATTTTTTCGGTTTTAAAATAGAAAGGTTCTAAGAGATAGGAGAGCAAATTGGCTAGACAATATCATGGTAAGCGAGTAACTCTTGAGCGAGCCAAACACCTGCGACCAAAAGGTAAACGACAAGCAAATAAAAAATTACGTAAATCATTTAAAATGAGAGGAGTTTAGTTATGGATCAAGAATATGATGACGCTTATCTGGAACACTACGAAAAATACCAAAATGAATGTGATGCTTTAGATTTAATCCTAGACTGTTTAGAAAATCATTATCTAAACTTAAGAGAGCTGGATGAGAAAGAGGCTGAACAGTTTGAGTCGGCTCTAGAATTTTTCCACTTAATTGTTAAACGATTTAACTTAGAGGGGTAGACAATGCAAAAGATATATGATATTGTAGGCGTATTGATTATATTTGGTTGCGGTTATTTAGCTTTAATTATTTTAGGATAGGAGAAGAAAATGGGAATGTCACGAGCAAACTACATACGTTTTGCAAATATACTTGGTAAAAATAACGTGGATTGGGACAGTCAATTAGTCTCTGATTTATGTTCATACTTTCAAGAAGACAATGTATCTTTTGATGTCGATAGGTTTTGTCTAGCTATTGAAAGTAAAACAAATTATAACATGACACCATCAACAAAATAGGAAAATAAAATGGAAAAAGAAGTTCTAATAACATTATATGAGTGTGACTTTTCGGTTAGTTCTTTTGGATATCATGCGATATGTGAAGAATTAGATATTCAACCAGATGAGAATACTGGTGAGTATCCAAACATGATAACTATAAGAGCCGTTGCTTCCTAGTTTTCCAGTGTGACGACCTAAGAGGGTATGTCGTTAAACTACCCTCACTTTTCTTTAGGAGTTAATATTATGAGTAGCATTACAATAGTAGAAAATGGTAGAACTGTTTTTGTTGAGTCACCTTATTCAGCATCAACATCAGTGAGATCGAGCTTTCCTACTGATGGTTTGTCTCTAAAGGTAACTAAGAAAAATGTGCGTACAGTTGTAAAAGTAGGCAACAAGTTTGTTTGGAGGTATGTACCTAAGAATGAAGTAACGATTACCAAACTTGATGAGAATATTACCAAGACTTGCATTAATCATATGTTAAGTGTTGGTAATGGCTAGTTTAAATGAGGGGGAGATAAAAAGTATTTCCCCCTCATTCTGGTAACGCTACTATAATGAGGAGTAGTAATATGTACAGAACACATCAACGAGCCATAGCTCAATGGGCTAAGAAATCACCCAACAATTCTATATGGGTGTCTGCTATGGTGTTATTATCTATACAGCAACAGTGGGATCAGATAGGTAAACAACTACTTGATCTAAAACAAAATGGGTTAGATTGTAAGTATTTCTTTGGAGCTAAGAGAAAAGGTTGGGAATATATACTAGCCAATAAGAAAGAACTACATCAAGCTATCTATAGCAAGACTATGGGTACGCCTGAGAAACTTATGGTGTTAGCTAGTATCCCGAACATTGATCTAATCAAAGCTGGTTTTATATTACAGTTATGTATCGGCAAGGTAGGCTGTCTTGATGTACATAACTTGCGAAGGTTTGGGCTGAAGCCACAAACATTTAAAACCTATGGGTTAAAATATGATACAGCATTAGGTAAAGCTCGACTATATGAGAAAGTCTGTAAAGATTTAGGAGGTTCAGAATATCTGTGGAATAGCTGGTGTGATCTATTAGCTGAAAAATATCCTACTAAATATAGGAATGGTAATCATGTATCAAAACTACATCTTGATTACTTAATGATTGACAAGTAAACTTGGTTCATATATAATGTTGAGTAGTGAAGGAGGTAAGTATGAGTAATATATACAATGAAAGAATACTAGAAGATTTATTTGAGAAGCATCTTGAGATAGTCGAAAGAGATTTTGATTTGCCTGAAATGATAAGAGAAACTATAGCTAGAGCTAGAGCTAGAGCAGAATATGAGGAGATGGAGTAATGAATTGGTTTGCTTTTGATAAGATTGGACAATGCTTTCCACTAGGAAAATGTGGAGACTTTTCTATAGCTATGGATATAGCTGAAGATAAACTTGGAGAGTGCTGTGCTTTTGTTATGACAGCAGAACATATCAAAGACTTAGCAACTAAAGTAAAGGAGATGGAGTAATGCCCGAAGGATTTACTTATTCACAATGGCAATGGTTTATGGAATGTCAATACGAATTTATGCCTGATTGGTATTGGGATATAGAAAAACGTAAGGCAGAATATCAAAAATATAAGGAGCAAAACTAATGAGACTACCTGAAAATACTTTCTGGTTACTAATAGGAATAGTAATCATTATGTTACTGATGATACCAATACTAGAATTTGGAGGATACTATGGCTGAAGCATACCACAATCTTAAAAAATTATACCAATCAATACTAGAAATCAATAAAGAAAAAGATAATAAAATCAAACTATTAGAGAAAGAAGTTAAGACATTACAAGGACAGTTACAAGAACAATACAAAGTAAGACAAGAAAGATACGATGAGAACAATAAGTAAGACATACCATTACGCAGACGGATCGTTAAATTAACCAATCAAAGGAGAAGAAAATGAGTACCTGTATAAATGTACATAGAGTTGAAGATGTAGAAATTACCCATTCAACAAGTAAGCATACACCTACACACTACACAGATATAGTAGTTACATCTGTTGATGGCTCACAAATTAAGTTTGAATTGTTTAGTGATAATGCATTGAAAATTAAGGAGAAAACAGATTATGAAGTTTAGATATCCAGAACAAGTATATAATTTTATAAGCAATCCAACTGATGCTTGGACAGCACCTATGGTAGAAGCCTATGTAGAAGATGCTGGTCTTGAGTGGGGAGAAGATTTCGATATTGATGAACTCAATGAGTGGATAGCATTGGAACAACAATCAATTAAGGAGGGCTATGAGAAATATCTTGATAATGAGTAGATTATATGTTATAATTAACTGTAGAAAAGGAGAAGTATATGTTTGACCATAACAAAATAGACTTTGAAGTAGAGAAGTTTCCTCTGGTAAATCAGTGGACTGAGGAGCTTGGGTATCATAAAGAAGATACAATACCAAAAAGTATTGGTATGGGTATCAGACGTAAGGATACTAAAGAGCCTTTAGGTATAGTATCACAAGACTATTTCCCTGTGCAGTATAGAGAGATAGTTGATGGTGTAGAGCAAGCTCTTAGAAAGGCAGAGCTAGACCTAAGTGATGCTGAGTTTACTACTAACGTATGGGATAGAGGAGGAAAGCTAGAGTTAAGAGCCAAGTTTCCAGCCCATATACAGAGCTTGGGTACTAATCATGATACGATTATACCTGAGTTTGTATTCAGAACTTCCCATAATAGAACATGGGCAAACTCTGGTATGATGGGAGTGTGGAGAACTTTCTGCTACAATACCCTAGTTACTGGTAATAAGCTGGCTCATGTCTATGGTAGGCACACCAAGAACTTTGATGTAAGTGCCTTTGCATCTAAGGTTAAGAATGCTGGTGAGTTTATCAGTGGCTCTGGTCTTGATACAATGAGGGATTGGTACGATACTAAGGTAACAAGAGAGGAAGCTATTAATCTCTTTACCAAAACCCTAGCACAACGTACTGATAATGTGACCAGAAAGAAGGTAGCCAACAAGGTTATGCTCTCTAATCTTA